CCCATTGTTGAGAGAAAAAGAAGGAGTAATGCTTTATACATATGGTATAAAGTATACTATAACCTTAATTGGAATACGCTAAACCACCCATTCCGCTCATAATGCGCAGGATATTGTAGTTGGTCGCATAAACTTTAATGGCGACACCATCATTATTGGTGTTGAACATGAAATTCGAGAGAGTGAGGCGCAATGTAGATGTATCAATCCTACTAAAATTCAGAGTGCCTGATGGATTATGGTCTTCTGGTCTCAAGGCAAAAGAATATACATTGATGCCAGTATCAGGTAAATTTGTGTGATATTTGAAAGGCTGCACAAGGTCAAACCATTTTCCCCTGCGTTCACTGAAGCGATCCTGACCATTTAGCTGCATTACCATCCGATATACAGGATTCTTACCCCAGCAATGCAGATTGAAGGCGCTCTTGGCTAAGGTAATGGCACCTGTATCTGAAACTGTGCTATTATAGTATGAACCAAGAGGGGCATATGATCCGCTGGCGTCATAAATCCCGGGCGGCGTCTCCCACGAAGCGCCGGGGAGCTCATCTCCTATCCATCCATTTGCATATGCAAGCGTATCCCATTTTTCACTTGTGATCGTCCCACCAGCACCAGGATTTCTAAATAATCCCTTATGCATAATGTGTGATCCAAAGCGCCCGATCCTCGCGCCCATGCCCGGGATCCCGCCATCCGCGCCCGGGACGGGGTTGACCCAGCATAACTCTGGCAGATACAACCCCTTCAGGATTTCGGCGTTCTCAGGGTCGGGTCCGTGAAACGCATGGTTAGCTCGTGTCATAGCATCTAAGCAGTCGGTATAATTAAATGGTTGAATACCCAATGCTTTGTAAAGAGGTTCACAAGCTTCAAACTGCTTGCAGCAATCTCTAAAGTATTCTTGCTGGGTGGTTAAAAAGATTTCTTTACAGGGGTGATTGAAATTTAACTCCACCGTATTCTCAGACAACGCTGTAGAAATTGTATCATTAAACTGTACTTGTTCGATTAGATATTGATGGGGATTTTGTGCCATATATCTTCTCTCGTCCCGATCTAAAAATATATAATCAATGAATCTTCTCTCGTCCCGATCTAAAAATATATAATCAATGAATAGTGAACAAGAGACTAAATGTTTGGTGTATGCCCCGTCGGTGTTCGACCGCGCGACAGTCGCCGTGACGGGGCCGCCACCAGATACATCCAATGTTATTGTTTTTGATGCCCCTGCGGACGCCTTCTGCAGTGTTCCACAGGGCTTGGACCAAAGCTGCTCCATCTGCCCGGGCACCGTCTCGCCCTCCTCGCTGAGCAGCAGGGCGGCGATCGACCCGCCCGCGCACGCGGTGTCGCCGGAAAACAACGGCAAACCCAGCCCCTTCATGAGCAAAAGCTGCTCGGCCTTACCCGCAATACCTCCATCGCTCAACGAATCTACCGCCCACAAAAGACAATCCAAATTGCGTAATTGAATATTTATCTTCACTTCATGGTATTGGAGGGCAATTAAGGGTAATGCCAATCCAGGATTGCGGCAAAACCAAAATAACAGGGGGATATATAAGGTCGTCTCTGGCAAATTACATCTGAAGGCGCATGTATTACAAGGTCCATGGCATCCCTCGCATAGCCGTTTGCAACACGAGCATTTACTCATTGGAGGGGCTTGTCCCATGGTAAGATAGGTAAGCTCTGTTGTGTGTCCAATCATTTTGTGGTATCCTTTTTTTTTCTCATCTGTAAGTGTTAGTTGATTCCATATGTGCATCCATTCTCCATATTGCTTATCAATAACAGTACCTCCAATCTCAACTTCCGCATATTCAATAAGATTTTCTCCTGGATAATCGATCCAACGTGCCCAATTTGCATCTTTACCTCTTGGTCCTGCTGCCCATGCCCACCTCTTCGCCACCACCGCCGCCGCCTCCTCTGCCACCTTTGCGTTGTAGCCGTCGCCGCCGTCTGGATCCCAACACGGTATTGCATCACATGGTGGTCGCGACCAACAACCATTAATCTCTGGTAATGTCACTACAAGATAGGTGCTATGAATTAAATCACCATTTCTCCCTACAACACATTGTACATAACTGCCGAAATCACCCTGTCCATTAAATACTTGCTCAATCGATTCCATAGCAAAATTGGTGTGACGTTTATACACTGCTTTCCAGAAAGTCATTTGGGGATTCCCCGTTAAATAGACGTCCTGTGCTCCATAAGCTACTAATTGCAGTAAAGCCCCTGGCATTATATAATATATAGGGTTTTTTTTAATTGGAATACGCTAAACCACCCATGCCGCTCATAATGCGCAGGATATTGTAGTTGGTTGCATAAATTTTGACGGCAACACCTTCATTATCGGGATTAAACATGAAATTCGAGAGAGTAAGGCGTAAATCTGCATTATCAACCCGGCTGAAATTCAATGACCCAGAGGGATTATGTTCCTCGGGCTTCAAGGCAAAAGAATATACATTGATACCAGTATCAGGTAAATGAGTATGATATTTGAAGGGCTGGATAAGATCAAACCACTTTCCTGATCTCTCACTGAAGCGATCCTGCCCATTCAGCTGCAATACCATCCGATATATAGGATTCTTCCCCCAACAATGCATGTTTAGCGCCGTTTCTGCCAAAACAATGGATCCAGCGTCTGAAACAGTGTTGCCATGATAACCGGATAAGGGAGCAAAGGAACTACTTATATCGGGAACGTCGTAATTGCCGACCCATCCGTCGGCATAAGTTTCGTGGTCCCAATAGTCCTCAGGAAGACCAGACTTACCTATGGCGCCCGCCCCAGGATTTCGAAATAACCCCTTATATATCATCTTTGTACCGAAATCCGGGCTTGTGGCACCGTGGCTGTCGTTGTTGGGTCCCCGAAAAGCATGAAAAGCAGGCGGCATCGCATCTAAGCAATCTGTATAATTAAATGGCTGAATACCCAGTGCTTTATACAACGGTTCACAAGCCTCAAATTGCTTGCAGCAATCCCTGAAATAATCTTGTTGAGCTGTTATAAAAAGTTCCTTACATGGATGGTTAAAATCTAAGTCCAAGATATTTTCTGAGACAGCGGTGGAAATAGTTCCATTGTATTGCACTTGCTCAATTAAATACTGATGAGGATTCTGCGCCATATATCTCCGCTCATCGCGATCCAAGAATACATAATCGATAAAGAGAGAACAGGTTTCGAGATGTTTTTTATAAGCGCCCGCTTCCGGCGTGGATCTCTTGGCTTGTAAGAAAGTACCACAAGGTTGAGCAGTATGCCCCACAAACGGATTGCCTGACCCATCGTTCAAAGAATCAACTGCCCATAATACACAGTTTAAGTTCCTTAATTGAATATTTATCTTTACTGAATGATATTGCAAGGCAATCAAGGGGAGCGCTAATCCGGGATTTCTACAAAACCAAAATAACAGCGGTATAAATAAAGTGGTCTCTGGTAAAGCACAGCGTGGTGTACAACGATTGCAAGGTCCAGCACAGCCACTACATAACTGCTTACAACACGAACAGTTTGCGTCATTGTATGATTCTCCCATAGTGAGGTATGTAAGGCTGGTGGTTTGTCCTATCATCTTATAATATCCTTCCCTTTTCTCGTTAGTAAGGGTCAACTGATTCCAAATATGCATCCATTCACCATACTGCTTGTCCATTATTGTCCCTCCAATTTCTATCTCCGTATATTCAATAAGATTCTCGCCAGGATAATCAATCCAACGCGCCCATGTTGCATCAACGCCGCTGGGATCACCAGCAGCAGCAGGTGGAGTATCCCAGCAGCAATTAATTTCCGGCAAGGTCACTACAAGATAGGTGCTATGAATTAAATCACCATTTCTTCCTACTGGACATTGTAGATAACTCCCAAAATCTCCTCTACCGTTGAACCCTTGCTCAATGGATTCTATGGCAAAATTTGTGTGACGTTTATACACAGCTTTCCAGAAGGTCATTTGAGGGTTTCCTTTTAAATATACATCTTGTGGTCCATAAGCTACTAATTGCATTAGAGCGCCTGGCATAATATATATTATATGGTATCATTATTTAATTGGAAATATTACCATATTATGTTATGTGCATAACAACTCATTATGAATCCATTGACGTATTTTTTGATTCAAAGGCATTAAGAATAATTGTAGTCCCTCATAATACTGATTTCTAAACGTTTCCTTTTCCTCCTTCGCCATTAATTTGAATACATTGGAAACTACCAGTAATATTTCTTCATCATAGAGTGCTTTGCTACGTTGGAAGATGGTATCCATAGTAGCATTTGTTTCACTCTGTTTCTTATCAAAAATATTTTCTAAAGAATTCATCTCTAAGATCGTCTTATATAAACTCAGTGTATGGATAATAGATGTTTTTTCTGTTCGTTTGTATGTTTCAATGAGCCGAGAAATGCCTATCTTCGCCAAGTCTAATATCTGATCGAAGATGCGATTATCTTCCCCACGATACCACATATAATACCGCTTCACAGCATTAAACAAGAAATACAGATCGTCTTTGGAATCCTTGTTAAACCAGCGCCATACACCTTGAGAGAAGGTAGGTAATTGGAGTGAAAGAATGTTGTTATTCACGCATAATTTTGTTCCTATAGGACAATAGGACAATAATGCCAACTGCACCATTGCCTGCAAGGGTTCCAAGACACGGTCTGTCTTCTCCTGATTGGGTCGAGTACCAAAAGAATCGTGTATTAATTTCGGGATATTCATATCAATCGTAAATATATTCGTCATATAGTACATAGAGAAGCAGATTTTTATTACTTTTTACGAGGGGGGATTTGTTGTTTTGCCCAATCACTGATCCTATCTAAACAGGGTTTACAATCATAATAGGTCCCTATATAGACCCCAAAACCGAATCCTAAACAAAATTGCCACATTTTATATAGCAACATATAAATAAATAAATAACCTTCCTTACAGAATCAAAGGCGCCAAACAAACATATTTAAAAGTGATGGCTAATTGTATCATATATGAAAGGATAATAAAGATTAGTCGTTATTGACACGTAAATGAGTGCCGAAACACTGGAAATTATTGTACCCAAAACTCCGGCAACCCTATCCTTTCTCGCCTTACATATGCAAGAAAAGATTAAATGTATTGAGCTTGGTCACTCCTTTCTAATTACAGGAAATAAGATTGCCCAAGGTTGGAATAATGAGAAACTGGGGCAAAGAATAAAGAACCTTCAAATGGAGGTTGAACATGAGAAACAAAAGCGAGATAAAATAATGAAAGTGCATGCTGAGGAGAAGAAACATCTTGTGGACACCATTCGTTCTACGGAAGGCGCGCGGTATACGGCGGAGTTGAATCATCGGAGCGATAAAATTTTCTCGCTGGAGAGAAAATTAGATGAGGAAATGGACAAATATCGGACCCTCTATCAAAAGTTAATGAGCGACTTTGACCAGCGAAGCCGCGACAAGGAGAGAAAAAATGAAGAGAGAATAAAGTATTTGGAAGATAGATTGGAAACCGAGCGCAAGGCAAATGAGAATCTCTCAATGCGTGGGCAGAATTCTACTTATTTGGGGCAAGATGGTGAGCAGTTAACGAAAGAAGCACTGAATTGTCTGTTTCCTACGGCGGAAATCATTGATACCCATGCACAGGGTGGAAAGGGTGATTTCGTATTGAAAGAGAGTAATATGTGTTGTTTGATAGAGACTAAGAATCATAAGACGAATGTTGGTAGGGGCGATATTGATAAATTTTATGATGATATAGAGCATAATGCCGATATTCAATGCGGAATCTTTGCGAGTTTGAAATCGGGGGTAGTCAATCGAGGTGATTTTCACTTGGAATTTCGTAATAAGAAACCGATATTATTCTTAACACGTGTAAAGGATAATATGAAACACATCAAGATTGCTCTGATGCTTTTTCGATTGCTTCTGAGCATCGATCATCTTAATATGAGTGAAAAAGAGAAGATTGATCGTGTGACTCATATTGTGCCTGTTATCAAACGTAAATGGACAAGTATGCGCACAACCCTTGCAACCTTTCACACGACTATGAATCAACTTATTAATGAGCAAGAGGGATCCATCAAGGAGCTTTTCTCCCTTTGATCTTTCGACTCTTCCTACGCCGCCGTCTTCGCTTGCGACGCACCTTTCGCGTACGTCGGGCACCATTTTTTAAACGGTCGCGTATCTTTTCCAATTGACGCCATGATAAATCTAACATATTCTTATGCCCTACATACCGCTTTACGCGACGGGGAGGATATGTCCCAATAGACAATCGTAATCTTCGCGAATATTCTCTCGCCAAAGCATCCCTTAAAATACGATGTCTGACCATATCAGGCTTTATTCCTGCATCAGTAAATGTGACGGCTGTTTTATGTACAATCTCCTTTATATTAAGTTTTTCCATTTCATTTGGAGAAGGAAAAGATGATTCCATTATATATTAAAAATATTTTTTTATTATATATGTCGTTTCAATACTTATTTCGTATTATTATTTTGGGACATCCAGCTGTTGGAAAAAGTTCTCTGCTGTCCGTCTTGACCAATCGCGCAATGCCTTTATTTCATGAGCCCACCATTGGTATCGATTTCGCTTCTACACTGACTCCCATCATTGACGGACCCATCGTCAAGTGCCATCTCTGGGATACAGCCGGACAAGAATATTTTAGCCCCATCGTTCAAGGGTATTATCGTGATATCGCAGGCGCAATTATGGTGTATGATGTATCAAACCGTGAATCTTTTGAGCGTTTAACCTATTGGTTGAGTGAATTAAAAAAAGTAAATGATGACCCTGTTAGGATGGCATTAGTGGCTAATAAAACCGATTTACATTGTCGACGCGTTACAGAAAAAGAGGGGCAGACATTTGCCAGTAAACACAATATGGATTATTTTGAAATTAGCGTGAAAAAGAAAGACAATGTTGCGTTATTTTTCTATGATTTTGTCAAAGGCATATACGATACAATAGACACCGAAAGCGGGATACTGCCGCCTGGTATTAAAAAACGCGTTCCGGGGGCATTTACACACAATACATACCATCCCGAAGACAACCAAAATCCAGTAGAATGCTGTATTCTTTTATAATATTTAGTATTATTAATGATCGTATCTGAAACCTTTGGCATTGTTCTACTCATAGGTATCTTTGGCGCAATAAGCTCTCTTTTAAAAAAATCAGCTCTTTACATTCTAAATCCAACTGAATTTCTGATGTTAACCTTCCTTTTCGAATTTTTATTTATGGTCATATTTTTTACAGTCTCGGGTGATGTACATAAGCATTTCAAAAAAATAAAAAAGAAGATTTCTTGGAAGATCGTAGGAAGTGTGGGACTATTTGCTTTGTTGATTACAGGACTATCCTTTGGTTCTATATCATTAACAAAACGGGAAAATATCTCTAAAATAGATCCAATGCTTGCAATTGTAGGCACGCTTTTTACATTTTTAGGTGGTATTTTTGTTCTGGAAGAGAAAGCAAAACCCAAAGATTATGTGGCACTTATTTTAATGATGAGTAGCATTGGTATCATGGCAATGAATTAATACTGATATAAATGTTCAGCAATCAAGGAAAACGAGAAATTCATATTGTTCAGATTCACTACATAACCCTTGTCGTTTAGAAGCCGAACGCGAAAACGCTTTAATGTAACAGGTCCAAAATACTCTCTCGCTGTGCCTTTCAAACTGTTATTCCAACTATCGAGTAAAATATCATAATTATTGAACTTTCTTACAGGAATGCGGGCAATAATATCTGAATTCACAGGACTTCGATAGCGATTGGCGGGTTTACGACCCTGCGCATTTACAAGTTGCGCCCGCGAATACGTCTGATTTGCGGTTAAAGGAGCTCCTTGCCAAGAAGGCGGCGGCTTTCCACACGATCCCGATTTTAAAACTGTGTTCGAAGATGGATCTGCAGCTGGCAATGCGCAGCGTTTTGAAGCAGGGTATGAGAAAGTATCTAAGTTGGCATCGAGAGAAATAACACTCTGATTTAAACGGTTACGGTTAAAATCATCTAACTCAATATACAAGTAGCGAAATCCGTATGTATCAATCAAAGATTCACCTGTATAGGTGGTCCCCCCCGAATAAGACGGTTGTCGAAATCCCAATAACCATCCGAGATTATAATCTAACTTTGCACCGCTTGTAGGACAATGGGCTCTTGAACAATCATAAATCTGTCCGCTGGGATCAAAAAATACGAGATTAAAGGGGTTTCCACCACTACTATCTATTGTAACTTTATTATTTTTCGAGTTGAGAGAAATATGGATATCGTTTGCGACACCACCCTTCGCACTATGCAATGCACTACTTATATCTGCAATGAGCAGACTTGGACTGTAATTTCCCGCAGATATATCAATGCATTCCCCGCTTACGCCAAAACTGGAAGTGCCATAATCGGGGGAAAATACATACCAAGAATGAGGAATTTCATAACTATACACATGAAGATTCAGAACATTTTTTATAGGCTGCGAGAGATTAAAGGTGAAATCGGTTGCACTATCTGCATAGTATATTTTTGCGGCGCCAGAGCAAGCGCCAATATTGCCACTACAATCTAAACTGGGTATATTTATACCTGCTGCTCGCGCCACTTCGTTCGATGCCGTTGTCGTACATTGCAATAACTGACGATAATGACTATCTATACTAATAAGCTGTTTTTTAACATTACGCAAGGTAGGATTCATCTGTCCTTGCACATAAGGTACCCCCGCCCCCTGACCTATCTTCAAGCGTTCTCTCCTCAACACGAAATGGTCATTGTTCGAATCGACAACCTTAGCATAACTTCGGCGATCCACCAAATCACCATCTCTCGTATTGTTAGGCTCATACTCTGTTTCGATAAAAGATCCCCCACTATCACTTTCTTCACCCACACTGCCATCTTCCAATAAATGCAATAGGCGATTCTGAACACTAATGAAAAAATTATAGTATTTTGGTTTGTTGGCTTTTACATATTTTTGAATATAACCATTGGTTTTGTCATAAATTTGCTGCTTAGTTGCATTGCCTGTTAAATCTACCAATTGATATAATTCATCGTCTGTATAATTATTAATATCAAAATCAATACCACCAGACATATAAGTATTTGTGATATTAAGTTTTTAGATTAAACTAATTTTTAAAAATTGATTTAATTATAGTATTAACTTTGACACATTACAGAATCATGGAAGAAGCAAAGAAATCTCCCATTTGCACTATATGTTGCGATACATTCACAAAAGCGAAACGTGCGCCTATTTCTTGTAAGAAATGCGATATTAGATTATGCCGCGAATGTCTTGAAAAATATGTTTTATCACAAGAATCACTTACACAAATTGTTTGCATGACTCCTGGGTGTGATTGTATTTGGGATCGTGCATTTCTGGCACAGCATCTAACACAATCATGCATGAGAAACAAACTGCCAAAACATCGCGCGAATCTCCTGTTTCAACATGTGTTGAGCCGTTTGCCTGAAACAATGCCCTTTGTCGAACGCTACAAAGAAGCAGACGAGCTCACCGAGATTCGACGTCAGGAACGAGACGAGCTTAAGATATTGCGTGACCGAATGCGTCTCCTTAATGGGAGGCAATGGGATCTTGGACAACAGATTACAGCCCTTCGTAATCCATCATCTGACTATAAAAAAGAAAAACCATCCGAAAGACAATTTGTGCGACAGTGTCCTGGCGAAGGGTGTCGGGGATTCCTCTCCACCCAGTGGCGATGTCGTATTTGCAATTTATATGTTTGTTCTAAATGTTATGCAATAAAAGGACACGTCCCCAAGGGTATCAAACCCACAGCTGCCTTTGAGGACCATATTTGTAATGAAAATGATATTAAAACTGTTACCATGCTTCATAAAGACACAAAGGGCTGTCCATCCTGCGGTGTGCCCATTCATAAGATATCAGGATGCGATCAAATGTGGTGTACCCGGTGTCAGGTTGCTTTTAGCTGGCGCACAGGGCGGCGGGTGAATGGAATTATTCACAATCCACATTTCTATCAGTATCAAAGGGATAATGGTGGGGGTGTTGCACCCCGGGTTCCCGGGGATGTCCGGTGTGGTGGATTGCCAGGTAATTGGCAATTTCGTCAAAAGTTGAGAAGTGAGGAAGGACGCCCTTTACGAGATACCGCATCGAACGTCAGCGTTGCTGGTCGCGAAATTCGACTATCTGACGCACTTTACACCCTTCACCGAACACTTAATCATTTTCGTCACGTAGAATTGGTAACCTGGGGTAATGATGAAGCACATAATGAACGGAAGGATCTCGAATCGCGCATCCAGTTTATATTGAAAAATAAAAGTGAAGAAAAAATGAAACAGCAGTTGATGATTCGTGATAAGAAACGTCAGCGTGAACATGATATTTATCATATATTACAATTAATGGATACAGTTGGGACAGAACGCCTTATTTCAGTATATAATAATATGACTGTGGAAAATGGACGTCTTTGCTTTACTGAATGCAATCGTGTAAGAAAATACTGCAACGAAGAACTAAAGAAGATTTCTGCCATTGACGGACTATGCGTCCCTATTATTGGTGAAAATTTTTATACAACCAAGCAAAAATTTTCAAAGAGTGATGTGGGATGGTAACTTAAACAAATAGCTGAGCTAAAAAGTCTATAATTTTTTTCTTATTATCTTGCAGCTTTTCTGGATTAAGGCGTGTAATACCTTGTCCGCGGCACATATGCCCCTTCCCTTTGAATAATACCTTCTCAAGTATCGCTAATGACTCTTTGTCTTCGACGACTTCCACAGGAATGCGCCGGCGACCCATATATATAAATCGATTATAACCTCGCGCCTTATAGATATACCGTGTTTTATCACTACAGCGAAAATTAGGAACCCTCCCAATTCCCATAATCTTTTTTGTTTCTACATTCATTTCTACCACATACACCAATTCGCCCCTCCGAACCTTACGTGGCATCGGCACAGGAAGACCATAAATACACCCGTCAATACCCTCGCTCGTACGGAAAGCTTTATTTTCAGTAAATGTGAGATTATTGAAGCGCGTTGTACCAATGTGGACCATCTTTAATACTCATTCTGCAGGATTTGATATTTCAATTTTGTATCAAGAATACGATTCATCCTCGCCAATACATTTTTTTCCGGCAATTCTTTTCCATTTTCATATAATTCTAATTGTTTCACCTTTATCCCGAGAGATTGAGCGAGTTTATGTCTCGTAATATGAGCCCTCTGTCGTGCATTTATCAACGCCCTATGGAATGGAATTGGTTCCTTTTTTGGCGCCACATCTTCCTTCTTTTCAGGATCCTTTTTCCAATTGACGGGTTCCCAATCCTGTTCGCTACTTTCGAAATGATCACTGAAGTAAGGCATCTATACTATATAATCAATAATATTTTTAAGTGTTAACCGGTGCTGTTTTTGCAGTGCGTTTTTATACGTCAAACGGAAAGAACTGATATTCTCTCGACCATTCGGCGATGGCATTTCTCTCGAGAGAAGTGAGTTGGAAGTACTCGGCGAGGGTATCATCGTTGATAATGCGGGGGAAATCGTCGAGTCTTGTGATATTGGGGATCATCTCGAATACATATTTTTCCAGATACTTCATCCGGTATCGTGTTCCTTCCATCAAATAGAGTGCAAGCTTGGTAGAGAGAAATGAATGCCATTTTCGGAAGTCTTCTCTCGATAAACCCTGCAGGATATAGTTATCTCGGCGCGATATCCCGAGTGTGCCAGAAGCATCATAATAAGGGAAGCCATACATTTTATGGGCAAGGATAAGTTTGGCGGTACCATGAAATGCCAGAGGAGATTGACTATATTCATAGGTCAATTGCGGCACATTGTTCGTGAGTATACAGCTACGCACATTGCGATATGGGGTAGTGGTGGTGCAGGTGGTCGAGAGAACGGTGTTCTTGGGAGGCATGCTTGTTTTAATGACTGTCGGGGACCCCACGGCTAACACATAGGGCTGCAATTTAATAAACAGCGATGCTCCGAACACGGGAAGAGGGTGCGTAGGCGAGAGAAGAGGGTAGGGGATATACCGGTCTGTATTTCTCTCGTAGAGAGAAACGACACTGCTGGAGGGAGCCTCCTTTTTAAGAAGAAAATAGCAAATAGGTGTCTGTGCTTGCCCATGAAATAGACGATTACTTTCTGTATTCGTAAAGCAGCGGACTTTTTTTAAGGAAGTACATTTCGTAAAGAGATTATAAATCCCAGCTTTATCAGGTTTCATCCAGATCGAAGGGGAGATCATTGAGAGAAATCCACCATATGATAACATCGACAAAGCGTGACGAATGAAAGACGTCCATACCGTTTTCCCATCATCTTTTTTGTTTTTATTTGTATTGGTGGGCACCTTTTTCAACCCTCCATTATTGAAAGGCGGATTTCCAATAATAATATCGTAATAATAGGAAGGTTTATAGGTGAGAAAGTCCTTATGGATGATTGTGGCGTGAGGGAAGGTCTTGCGGAGGGAAGGGATGTGTTCTCCATTGATTTCTACCATAAAGAGCATTTTGCTTTCAATATGATGTTTTCTCTCGCTGGGATCTGGAATTGCGTGAGCCAGAGAAAGCATTAGTTTTTTGGAAAGTGTTTTCATAAAATTTCCGCTGCCGGCGGCAGGATCTAACCACCGTAAAGTGGGGTCTAAATATTTCTCTTGTGGGATAAGATCAAGAATATCTTGAACAAGAGAGATAAGAATATCTTGAACAAGAGAGATATCGGTGAAGACTTCGCCGAAGCGTATTTTATTGGACATAATATGATTTTTGCAGCGATAAATAATGCTAATTGCTTACGCATGCGTGTGTCAGTATTTGGAACGATAAATGCGCAAGGGGGTGTTTTGTGCAAAGTTACTAAGGTAATTATCGATAGTTGTAGGGGGGCGGGCAGGATATATGCCCAGTCCATGAAACCAGCACACCATAAGATAGAGCAGGAAGGTCACCGGCCCCTGCAGCACCACGACGCCCGCGATCGCCGTCGAGCACTGTATCACCCCGTGATTGTCGATCGCCCCCGCCGTCATCGACCCCGCATTACTCGCCAGCCTCTCCACCAATATAGGTTCCCATAGATAGAGCCAAGCGGAAAGCAAAGTCTTTAGCCTAAAAGCGAATGTTCCCGCGGGCAGGTAGGTAGAACCACACTGATTACCAAAATTGGCATCAATATCAAATATATTCATATATGCCCCATATATATTCACAAGGGTTGGTCCACAAGTAGCGCCAGAACAATCACCGCTGGCATCAAGAAATGGTAGAACGTTTGCATTGCCGCTCGCATCGCCGACCCCGGCGTTCGTTATCCCGAAGGGGCACGAACCAAATCTTCCACTACTGGGATCTTGAAGATAAAAGGTAATGGGTGTATTTTTACAGTCGTTACCGCTGGGTCCGAGACCTGCTTTGTCACATGGAGGCGTCCAGTATATTCGTTCTGCATTATGTCCACCAGGTTTTTCAAACGGGTTCCAGGGTAAATAAAAAAAGTCTGGTCCCATGCCGAACATGTTCATTACAGCCTCCAACTGCGACAGGGAGGAAAGGACCTCGGGGAGGGCGATGCCGACGTGGCCCTCCCAAAGCATATTGTAGAGCACCCGGTACACTTCTTGACTCATGGGAATACGGCAGGCGCATTTGTCTAATACACCAGATATGTCACCAGGTTCTGTCACTAATCCAGATATATCGCACGGTGCGCAAAGTGCTGAACCGTATCTTAATAAGTTTAATGTTTCTTGATTAT